TCGATGGCGCAATACACCTGCTTCTCGATCATGCGCTTGCGGAGGAAGGGGCCGAGGCTCTTGTGGATGGCGCCGCCTTCCGCCCACCAGAACTGCGGCTTGTACTTCTTCATCAGGGCAATCATGCCCTCGATCGCGGCGTGGCTGTCGAGCTTGGCCCAGACCACGTCCGGCATGATCCAGAGGTTGTCCTTCTCATCGACCCCGACGATCATCAGACAGGTCTTGTCGGCGACCCGGTCGGTGGAGACGGCGTGGTCGGAAGAGCCGTAGAACCGCATCTTATTCCAGGACGGCATGTCGTCCATCTTGGTGTAGGGGACGAGGTCGGCCGACTGGAAGAAGGCGCCGCCCTGCGGTGACGGCCTGCCTTGGTACAGCGCGGAGAAGCCTCTTGGGTCGGTGGCGCGTATCTCTTCCAGGTACTCTTTGGTAAATCGCTCTGGCCACAGCGGCTCGCCGGGCGCGCGGCCCAGGATGTCGTTGTCCTCGGCCAGGGCGGGAAGATCGATCTTGCGCCAGCCCTTGGCCTCTTCCGGGTTGTAATAGGGGTTCATCGGGTCGATCAGACGTCCGACGAGGTCGTCCTCGGTCCACCTGGTCTGAACGATAACAATCGTCCCGGTGGAGTCCATGAGCCGTGTACGGAGCACCTGATTGTACCAGGTCCAGAGCTTTTCCCGCACCAGCATCGAGTCCGCTTCTGTTCGATCCTTGATCGGGTCATCCAGTAATATGCAGTGACCGCCCCGGCCAGTGATGGACGATCCTCGGCCAACCGAGAAAACCACGCCATCCCTTGTCGTTTGAACACGATTAACTGCACTGGCGCCTACCTTGATCTCCACGTCGGGGAAGACCTGGGCGTACTCAGGAGTCGCCATGATGTCGCGAACTCTTCGTCCGAGATCCCAGCTGTAGTGTTCGTTATAGGTAGCGACGATGATGCTCCGCTCGGGGTGGCGACCAATATACCATGCGGGAAACATCGCAGACGCCAGAGTAGTTTTTCCAAATCGGGGTCCAACATTGATCATCAATCTCCGGTAATCACCCCGCTCGACCTCCTCCAGGGAGCGGCCGATGACGCGATGAAACTGCTGCGGCATGTACAGCGATTTCGTCACGTCGTCGTCAAAGTTGGGGTCGGGCATCATCAATTGTGTAAACGCAATCAGATCCTCGCGGGCGGCGAGGATCGCGCGCTTGCGCCTGAGCAGCTTGAGCTGGCGTTCCTTATCGCTCAAGATCATCGAACCTGTGCTTCATCAGCAGCGTGGCGAGCACGATGCTGAAACCCAGGATCATGCAAAACAAGGCGACGTGATCAACTATTGTCATCGTGCTTGTACTTGGCCTTCGGCACGTCCGGCAGGGTGCGGATGGTGACCTTGGGCTTGGAACTGACCGCGTTGACGGTGGGGTCCACCGCCTGCGGACCCTTGGCCGGTGAGGTGTGGTGGCTGAAGGTATCCTGTGTCCTGGAGAAGTTCGGCGGCGCCTTGGGTGCCGGCGGGGCCTTGATATTGACGGTGGGCGCCTTGGTCATTTTCGCCATGTTACTTGCCTTTCTTGCCGCCCTTCGGCGGCTTGCCCTGCCGTGCGCTCTGCACTGCAGCAGAGGGCTTGGTCGGCTTGGCTACCGCTGGCGGGCCTTTGCCGCCTGATTTCTTGGCCATCTTGATCTCCTATCCGTGAATGGGTGCTCCGAACACCTTCCAACCTAACAGCAAGAACAGCACAAACAACAGCAGCGTGTTGCCGAGCGGGCCGTAGGTGCCGGGCACCCGGCCGTAATAGGTGAGGATGCCGAACACGAACCAGATCAGCATCAAGATCCAGAAGACTAGTCCTAGTGTCATGGTCACCTCCTGTTGCCGACGCAGCGCGCGACCTGCACCGGCGTGCGCGCGGTGTTCTTACACTGGATTTCCGCGGTGATGGCGTCCACCTCGGCCTTCTGGTAGACGCTGGGGTCGTACAGCTCGACGCCGATACGCTGTTGCGCGCAGCCTGTCGTCAGCAATAACGCCGCGATAGCTGCTGCGCGGGCCATCACCTGCTCCGTGCTTTCGGCTCCGACTTCTTCGCCGGCGCTACCGAGGACTTCCGGTTCGCCTTGGCGACGAAGTCCTCGACGGTGATCGGCGGCAGACCCTCCAGCGCGAGGACGCGGTTTTCGTGGTCGAACAGCACCGTCTGCTCCGGGGTCGGCGGCGGGGGCGGCGGCGGTTCGGGTTCGACGTAGGGGTCGGGCACGCCGCCGGCTTCCTTCCACTGGACGTAGCCAGGGCGGAACGGGTCTTCGCAGTTGTAGTCGGTGTTGGCCATGTCGGCCGGAATCCATGCGCCGTCACTGGCGCGGAGGACGGCGCAGGGTTCTTCGGTTTTGGTGAGTTGATAGTCTGCCATTTCAGAGCCTCGCGTCTATGCTTAATACGTTAGGTGCCAGCACTCCCGGCTCGCGAGCTACCGACGTTCCCGTGGCTAATGCAATCTGACCCCCGCCGGGTTCATTCCATGTAACGCCTGTTATGCCGGTAATGTTAAGGAATGTTACGCCTATTCGCTCGATGGCACTGGTTCCGATAAGAAGAGCGTAGGAGGGAACAGCCCTCATCGGCGGGCTGAGTGTTAAAGCCGCTCTGAAATCGGTGACGGTGCCAGACCATGCGCCGAATGCCGCGGGATTTTTTCGCCAGTACCTCTGGCACGTCACCAGTTCCTGATCAAACGGCCGCATGATCAGCGGCGAGCGTTCAGCGGATGGCGCTTCGTCTCCGGGAAGGATGACTACGCCAACAATACGGAAGAGGTCGGTCGTCGCGGCCACACCGTTGATGGTGCCCGTCGCACCGAGGAAATTCCCGGCCGCCCATGCCCCCGCTGTGGCGCAGAAACTGGTGCCAGCCATCATAGCGAAGTTCAGTTGCATTCCGAGATTGCTGTCCTTCAACCAAGTGCCGGTTGTGTCTCCGGGGATAGTAATGGTTTTGTATTCGTAGGTAGACGCCGCATTGATCGTGAAGCTGAACGGGTAACTCCGGTTGGACGCGCCATTCTGGACAGAACCGGAATATGTGCCGGGTCGGACTGCATATGCCCAGAACGCCAGCGTCAGTGGCTGCGCGTTCGCGCCTCCCCATCCCAGCCGCTGCACTCGATACCCTTCAATGCGCTGGCTGATCATTACATAATTGCTCGCCGCCGGGGCCGCATTGGCGGTCGTTACCGCTATTTGCAGTACGCGCGAGAAACCGCTCACCGCGCTGGTCCCCGATGGCGATGCCGTCAGCGCCTGCCCGCCAATGCTGGAAACCAGCCAGCCATCGACGATCCACAGCGCCGCAGCGGATACGGGGGTGCTGACAAACCCCCGTTCTTGGCTGACGTCCATCGACCCGTTGATCTGCATTCCTGAATACGAAAGCGCGTCCATCGGCGCGGCGTAGATATTCTGCCGGGCCTGCGTCTTCTGCGCCTCGGTGGTGGTTTGCGCTGCGTCATAGCGCACCATGGAAGCGTCAACGTAGGACTTCGCCGCGCGCGAGGTGTCGCTCGGGTGAACATGATCCTCTCGCGCGTAGTCGGTCGCGGTGCCGATCGCGGCAGAGGCTGCGTCCATCAGCGGCAGCGCGTCAGCCGCCTTGGCGTTGGTGATCTGCGGGCCGACCGTGGTCCACTTGACGCCGTCGAAGGTGTACTGCGGCACGCCGGGCACGGCCGGCACCGGATACTTGTCGTTGATCAGTGGCGAGGGAGGGAAGTCGAGGGCGGCCATGATCAGAGCCTCGCGTTCGCGGTGTAGTCGAAACCAAATACAGCCCTGTCGCCCGCTTGCGGCGCGGCAGACATAAATTTTGTCACAGACGAAGTTCCGGCCAGAGAAGCCGGTTGTCCGTTTATCCAGCCGCCGGCTATCGTATAGGTGGAGATGGCTGTCGCAGTACCAGCTCCGTCATAGATGGTGATTGTCGGCGCGCCGCGTTTCTCCACGCTGAACGCCACGATTGCCGGTGTGCCCACACCACCGCTGTTTCCCGGCGCCTTGATGCCACAAGCGCCCGCACCTACTGCCGTCCCCGGTAATGTTTCGTAGACATAACTCTTTTCCCAGTACCGTTTGCACGTCAGCAGTTCCTGATCGTAGGGCCGCATGATCAGCGGCGAGCGTTCGGCGGATGGGGCTTCGGTGTCAGGGAGAACGACAAGACCAGTCATATAGATGGTATTAGCGTTCGCCGAGAAAAAGTTCGTGCCGCCTGTTACGGCAAGCTTGTTACCAGCGACCCAGCTACCTGCTGCGGTTTGATAGGTGGTGCCGGCTGCGCCGGTGAAATAAATTATAGCCCCGGCGCCGTTGCTTCTAAGCCATGTACCACTCGTATCGCCGGGGATGGTGATCGTTCTGTATTGCCACGTCAGCGCCGTAAGCGTTACCGCAGCTACATAGCTTCGGGTATGATCGCCATTGTGCACGGCGACTGAAAAAGTCCCGCCGGCCGTTGGATATATCCAGAAACCAATTGTAACGGGTCGCGCCGCTGGCGTACCCCACGCAGCGCGCGCAAAGCGAAAGCCCTCGATCGGGTGCGTAAAATAAGCGAAGTCTCCAGCACCCAAGGTCGATAATGCCGTACTTGAAGCCATCACCAGGAAATTTGGAAAATACACTCCGCTGACAAGAGGCGTATTGCCGGGACCGCTCTGTTGCACCGTGAACACTGCCGTAGCAGAGCCATAAGCAGCCGCCCATCCATCGGCAGCATATTGTGCATTGATATTAGTCAATGTCAGGACGCTTTGCGCTCGTTCCTGGCTTACTTCCACCCCGCCGTTGACCTGCATCCCCGAATACGAAAGCGCGTCCATCGGCGCGGCCCAGGTCTTGACGAACTCGGTGGTGGCCAGCGCCAGCGACTTGTCGGTCAGCGGCGGCGTCTTGCCGCCGCGGATCAGGCCGTCTACGCGGGTGCCGTACAGCAGCGTGGCGCCGAAGGCGCCGGCGTTGTTGAAGTAGCTGAGTGAGAAGTTGGAGCCGTCAGCTACGCCGCCCTCGGGCGAGGAATCGCCGAGCGCCATCATCCAGCGATTGATGCCGGCCGTGCGGCTCATGATAAGCGTGTCATCGCCGGCTGCGGTGCTGTCCAGAATAAGCGACGGGCCTGATGCCTGGATTCCCAGACTGCCCGTCATGACATCGCCGGATTTGCTGACGAACTGGTCGGTGTTCGGCTGCGGGGAGGCGATCACCCACTGCACGGTATTGCCGTCATTGTAACGAATATAGAGCTGGCCACCGATCGTGTCATACCAGAGCGTGGAATCGATCGGTGCCGGCGTCGGCGGCGCGTCGGCGACGATCACGCTCGACTTCGCAGCCAGCATGGCATCGACGTAGCCTTTATGCGTGGCCTGCACCGGCAGCGTCGGGTTGGCCGCAGGCAGCTCCAGCGGGCCGGTCATCTGATCGCCGGCGACCGCGACATATTGCGGGTCAATGGCGCCGACCAGCATTTCCCACTGCGAGATGTCGAAGGCGGCCGGGATCACCGCGACCTTGGAGCGGTAGAGCACGCCGGCGTTGGTGACGAGACTGCCGATCGGATATTGTGCGCGGGTGTCGAAGATCTGGACCGCGAGCAGATTGAGCGGCGCGCCGACCGCGCCGGAGGCGGCATCGCCGACGGCTATCTGCCGGTTGGCGGTGTTGACGGCGATCTCGCCAGGCTCAAGCGGATTGGTGAAGACGGTGGCAGGGTTAGACGTTCGCCGGTGGCGATACTGGGAAGTCATTCCATCCCTCGCAATCAGAGTAGCAATCAGTCGCGCTTGTAGTAACCACGCTTGATCCTCTTTCGAAGATCGGCATCGACTACATGGGTGCCACCATACACTACTCGCTGGCCGGGGGATATGGGGCCTTCAACCGGCTCCGAGATCGGCAGGCCGGGCGGCGGCACCGGCGGCGGGACGTCGGCCAGCACATAGGGCGGCGCGACGGTGCCTTCCGGCAGGACCACCGGCGGGAAGTTGGTGTCGTACTCGGTCTTCTCGGCGGCGATCGCGTTGGCCGCGTCAGCTGTGGCGTACA